GAGAATGTTTGAGTGTCAAGTAGTATCACCACAACCTTCAATTTGCACTGGGAGTCCTTCATGTGTTGATTATAACTTTAGAGATGGTAATGCAGGACTGGTTCCTGGATGCTTTGTGTCATGTTCTGATTTGGGATACGGGACTCCTACCAATAATCAGACTTATGGATATGATCCAACTACTGTTTATTCTGGAGGGGGTGACCCTGCACCCAGCATTGGTAGTCCCGCGGGAGCCGCGGGAGTGCAACAGAATCCACTTTGTTCTGATAGTGTTATAGGAAGTCAGCGTATGTGGTTTTGGATTAGTGAGAAAGATGTTAAAGGACAAGTAATTAGCAAAAGTGATTGGGAAGATGACTCTTTAGGATATACTATAACTGTTTGGGATGCTGATTTTGATTTTCTTGGGAAATGGCACTATGATAATGTTATAGATGTTAGTAATACATCACCACATATTTTAACAGGTATGGGTAAACGACTTGTTAGATTTGATACCCCAACACATTTAGATGGTCTTTACCCTGTAATAGATTACGGAAGAAACACTTGTTGTAATTGTGGTAGTGCCACTGGTGCTTATTTTAAAATAGAAATAGCGGCTACTATTAATAATCCTAGTTATGTTTTTGAGAATGCCGTTAACAATACATGGATAGGAAATATAGATTCTTCAAATTATAGTAATTTTTGTATGTTTGAGATGCCTTATATTTGTATGTATTCTCCTGCTTTTAGTCAAAATCATTGTTTTCCTTGGTACGCAACATATGATCCACCAAATTGTTGTATTGTATATCCACATAAAACTGGATATCCTCCAACCTATCCTAATAGCTGCGAAGCCTCCGCTCCATATGGTACTCCTTGTAACGAAGGAGGGTCTAGTTTAAATGGTGGAAATCAAGCTAAATTTAGCCAAAATCGTGCAGAAATTAATAGGCTGCTAGAAGCTGATGCAATCGCTGGTAATATTGCAACATTACAACAATCTACTGTACTGACAGAAACTTACAATAAATTAAGAGATGCTGGAGTTGAAGTAGATACTGTGGTTGTTAAATCAAAATTAATAGATAAGATAAATCAATACAGAGGAAATAAAGAAGAATAATATGGCTAAAAAAAATAAATACGATTTAGAATATTTATATATGTCTTATAAAAAGCATTATAAAAAAGCTGATATGCAGAAAGCTAAAACATATAATGATTTAGCTCAAAAGATACATAATGTTAATTTAGATACTATTTATCATGATAAGCTTGCTAAAAGGGAAGAGAAGTATGGTGTTTTTGGGATAGGTAAATATAAAAAAATTAAGTATGGCTAAGATTAAATTTGATCCTCAGAAATATAGACCTATTGCAAATTATGGTCATCCTGATATGAATCCAGATTCTATATCTTATCAAGAGTATTGGGTTAGAGAATCAGATAGATGTATTAATGGATTTAAGCCAAAAGGAATGAAAAAGATTTCTGGTAAATATTATTTCTATTTAAATTATTATATGATACTTGGTAATGATGGAACAAAAGGTAATCGTAAGACATTAATAAATCCTTGGTATAGACAAATGGATCATGAATATTTTGATACATTTGAACAATGTAAAGATGATGGTAAGGGAATGATTGTTATAAAAGCAAGGGATAAAGGATTCTCTTATATGAATTCTGGCATGATAGCACATGAGTTTACTTTCTTTCCTCATAATGATGTTGGTATTGCAGCTGGATTACAAGCTACAGCTGATGCTTTTTTTGATAAGACCAAAAAAGGATTAAATGCTTTACATAATAATTTTAAACATAGTATACTAAGAGACACTGATGGTATTAGACGTAGTGGATATAAGCAAAAAAATAAAGATGGTAAATGGGAGATAGGAGGTTATCAATCTACTATAATTTGTAGAACAATGGATAATCCAGAGGTATTTAAAGGAGAAAGGGTTGCTGTTATGGTATTTGAAGAAGCTGGAGAGTTTAAACATTTGAAAAATGCATATATGTCATCTAAAGCTTGTTTTATGGATGGAGACATACAATTTGGAGTTCCTATTGTCGGGGGTACTGGTGGTGATATTACAAGAGCTTCTAAAGATTTTATGGATATGTATTATAGTTCTGATGCTTATAATTTAGTTAAAATGTTTATTCCTGCCAATAGAGCTTATTATGGATTTTTTGATATTGAAACAGGAAAAGAAAAGCCAGAACAAGCAAAGGAAAAATTAACAATTGAGAGAGAAAATATACAAAGATCTGGAGATAACGAAGCATATAACTTGCATATACAAAATTATCCTTTAACTATAGAGGAAGCATTTTTAAATACACATTCAGCTCGTTTTGATATAGCTCTTATTAATGCTCAAAGATCAAGAATATTGTCAAGTAAAGATAATAGAAGTCAAATACAAAGAGGTTATTTAGATTGGGTGTTAGGAGATGAAGATTTTAAAGTTACTTGGAGACCACATCCTCATGGATCTTATAAGATATTAGCTCATCCAGAGCTAGAATATGAAAATTTAGATATTGGTGGTATTGATTCTTATGATCAAGATCAAGCTGGAGCGTCAGATTCTTTGGGTAGTGCGATAATTTATCGTAGATTTGCAAATACTGATATGCCAAGCGATTATGTAGTTGCTGAATATACTGATCGTCCTAGGAAAAAAGAAGATTTTTGGGATGGTTGTTTAAAATTAGCAGTATATTATAATTCAAGAATGTTAGTAGAATATACAAAGATTGGCATATTGGATTATTTTAAAAGAATGAATGGACTAAAATATCTAAAAGAGAAACCAGAATCTGCACACAATCCTGGAACAAAAACTAGAAATAGATATGGCGTGCATATGAATAAGCAAGTCAAAGCTTTGTTAGAAGATTTAATAGACGATTATTTAAGAGAGAGTGTACAAGATATTTGGTTTATAGATTTGATTGATGAACTTGCTAATTATGGATTACAAAATACTGACCGTGCTATGGCCTTTGGTCTTTGTTTGATTCATAATATAGATAATTATAGAATACAAGCTGGAATTAAAGAAGAGAAAAAAGATTTAGGATTTAAATATTATAAAATGGGATATAATGGTACTCCTATAGCAATAAATTAAAAAAATGGAAAATAAATATAAATCAATGCCTTCAATGGTAGTTTCTGAAAAAGAAAAAAATGATGAGTGGTGTGAACAAGTGCTAAACTCTATAACTAGATATATGGCTTCTGGAGATAGTACGTATAATTCTAGTAGATTAAAAGATATAAGAAATTATCAGATTTATAATGGAGATATTAATCAATCAGATTATACCTATTTGACAGAACAGTATGGATTAACATATCCTGCAAGACTTGTAAATTATCCTATTATCACTCCTAAAATAGATTTATTATTAGGAGAAGAATTAAGAAGGCCTATAGATATGAAGGTTTCAACTGTTAATAAAGAAGCTGTAGTAAGAAAACATGATCATAAAGTTACTTTAATGATGAGAGAACTTTTAGATGACTTTCATCAAGAATTTAAAGAAAGAGAAGGTGTTGATATAGTAGAGCAAGGACAAGGTATTCCTGTACCTGAAGATATAGAATTATATATGAAATATAATTATCGTGAGATGATTGAAGAAACTGCACAAGATGGTTTAGAATATATTGTTAATAGATACAATGTAAAAGATGCATTTAAAGAAGGCTTTAGAGATCTTCTTGTAACAGGAAAAGAATTTTTTAAAGTAGAGATAAGTAATGGAGATCCTTATGTAAGAAGAGTTGATCCTAGAACTATTGTATATGATTATTCTGTTCATTCAGATTATTTAGATAATGCTTCGTGGGTTGGTGAAGAAAGATGGCTTACTATTAATGAAATCAATGATATGTATAAAGATTATCTTACTAAAAAAGATTTATTAGAATTAGATAATATGAGAAATTTATATAAAGGTGGTGGAAGTTTAGATTCATATAATTCATCTTTTGATTGGGTTAATATTAGTCATGGTGAAGAAACTAAAATTCGTGTGGTAAGTGCTGAGTGGAAATCTTTAAGAGCTATAAAGTTTAAATTATCAGAAAATAAATATAATCCAAGTAGGCCATTTAGGAAAATGGTAAAAGATACTTATAAAGCTAGAAAAGGAGAAAATATTCAAACAAAATGGGTGGATGATGTTTGGGAAGCAACAAAAATAGGAGGAAAGATATTAGCAAAAGCTCAAAGAAGAGATAATCAAGTAAGGAGTATAGATGATCCTGGTAAAACTAATTTATCTTATGTAGGTTGTATAAAAAATAATACCACTGGAAGTCCTGTCTCAATGGTAGATTTACTTGATAATATACAGATGCTTTATAATATTGTTGTTTATCAAATAGAACTTGCTATGGCTCGTTCTGGTGGTAAAGCTGTTATTTATGATACATCTCAACTTCCTACTAATTTAGGTATGGATATTCAGACTGTTTTATATCATTTAAAAACAGATGGTATTATTCCAATTAATTCTAAAGATGAAGGTAATCAAGTGAGTACTTTTAATCAGTTTCAACAAATAGATTTTACTTTATCTCAATCTGTACAGCAATTAATAAACTTAAAGGTTATGTTAGAAGATATGGCTGGAGGAGTTTCTGGTGTAACTAGACAAAGAGAAGGTGCGGTGGAACAATATGAATATGTTGGTAATGTACAAAGAAGCGTAATCCAATCTTCAACTATTACAGAAAGTTGGTTTTATTCTCATGCAGAAGTTAAACAAAGAGTATTAGAAGGTTTATGTAATCTAATGAAGATAGCTTGGGCTAATGGTAAAAAAGCAGGTATGATATTAGGA